CTCTGGTTCGCCCTCTGGTTCGCCCTCTGGTTCGCCCTCTGGTTCGCCCTCTGGTTCGCCCTCTGGTTCGCCCTCTGGTTCCGGCGTAGTATCTTTCTCCGTGCCTATGTCTGCATCGGCATCAAGAGTTGCATCCTGATCTTCAGTAAACGCAAACTGATCGACTAACGCACCGCGATCCGTAATCCGATTGTCATTAGTGATTTCGATCTCACTACCGACTTCTGCACCGTTGTTTTGGACTAGGCCAATCTTGCCGTTAGCGTCTTGAACAACCAAAACACCTTTCGCATTTGGGTCTGTACCCGTCGCACCAACAAACGTGTTATCAATACTGCTAAGGACTTTCCCCGTGCCTGACATTGTGCCTGCGCTATTGAAACTAATTAGTGCAGAAATCGCGGAATCAGTCTGCGCGTCACTTACATCTTTTGCAGTAATCTCACCGTTAACGGCGTAGCGTGTACCAAGCACCTGCGTAAATGTCTGACCCCATTCGGTTCCATAGTTAACGGCCGCCACAGTCCCAACTTGTTTTGACAAAGACGGTACTATGAGGCTCTTGGCTAAAGACTGAGCAACGGCAGCGTTACCAATAGGGGCAAACAATGCAGTAGCGGCGGCGCTTGTTGCTGCGCTCTGCATTTGAATATTGTGCTTTTGGGCATCGGTTAAATCGGTGCGCCCTTCAAGTAATTTACCGGCGTCGTGATAACCGCTTGTGCTACTTTCGGCAATATCGGACAAACTAGCCGCTGCCGTAGCACCTTTAACTGCCCCTGTCGTACCTTTTAAAAGTGCGCTACCTGCGCCGAAACCGAGCAGGAATGCTGGGCCTTCTTCGCCTATTTCTGTAGCGGTCATGTTAATCACGCCGCCAATATTCTGGAGCCCTGATGTAACCGCAACAAATGGTTTTAGGTAATCCGGCGCGTTCTTAACATCGTTAACCCAATTTTTAGACTGCTGTTTAGTTTCTTCAGTAGTCAACCCTTTGTAGTAATTGGAAATGTCACTTCCAAGGGTACTTAGCGCGTTATCTTTAGAAATTAAAGATGTAGTTTTTCCAGTTTTATCATCCGCAGTTGTGGTCATGATATGACCAAGGTCGCCAAAGAACTTTGCAACGTTACCGTAGCCTTGACCAAGGCCGCGAGATGCGTCCATTACAACTTCACCCATGCGTTGAACGGTACGAATGGAATCATCAACTGTGCCAATCGGTACGCCAAAAATTGTGGGGCCACTGTAAGTTACAGGCCCAGTTGCTTTAGCCGAGTTGTTTAGGTTTGCTAAAGTTTCGGCAGCGGCGGCTTCTCGCGCGGCGGTGTCAGTTTGTGCGGCAACCGTTTTAGACGCATCTGTAACTGTCGCCAAGTTTTTAGCGTTCAGTGCGTCGATTGAGGAAACCGCAAGGTCAGGACGCTCGGTAGCAGTGGCAGTGCTAAAACTTTCTACCTTACCGGTCTTGGGGTTAAACCAATCAAAAGTTTTACCGGCGCCAAGTTCCTTACGCGCCAGTGCAAACGCATCGTTAAAGTTGGTGGTATTTTTGATTGTGCTTCGCGCCGCATCGTTTGCGGTGTTCTTATCAATAGCACTTTGCAAATTACCAAACTCGGTATCGACAAGCGTGTCCGCCCCCACGAGAAGTTGGCTTGTGTCGCCCACAGGGAGCGTATCAACTGCAGTAGCGCCATTACCGACAGACGAAACAACATCTTTGGTCGCAAGGTTAGACGTGCCGGTTGTATCAGCACCGGTTGTATCCGTAGTTGTTTTAGTGTCAGTGGTAACCTTAGTGTCAGTACCTGTACTTTTGGCTTTTTTAATTTCGTCGTTAGCGGCGGCGATTGCCGTATTCAGTGCAATCTGATCTAGTGGTTGTCCAGAGATAGCGCCTGTAACGGCGTTGGTCACCATGCGTTGTTGTGCGGCGGTCAGATCGGCGTAGCCTTCGATATTGGTAAGCACCGCGTTAACTGCACCTGCAGTGCCGCCTGTTGCCGCGCCTTTGAGGAACGCCTGCCCGATGTCTTGCCCAGTAATTGCCGCAGTTGCCCCTGACGAAACCGCAGTCTGAAAAGCCCGCGACAAAGCGCCAGTGGAGTCAATGTTATTAAGGAAAGACGCGCCGTCTTTCATCACGTCAAGGCCGGGGATTTGAGTTCCAACATACGATGCGGCCGCGCCTTTCAGCGCAGATTCGAGATCGGCTCCACTGGCGAGTTTCAATGCGAAGTTTGCCGCAATTTGCTCAGGGATAGATAAGCCGCCTGTGGCAATAGCAAGTCCGATCTGCCCAATAGGGCCGAGGTCTTGCATCAAATTGGAAAGAGTGTTGGATGATGCGTGTGTTGTGTAAAAGATTGGCGTGCCGTTGGCTGCAAACTGCACTCGGTACCCCGTGTTTCCGTCACCTGAGAAAGTACCACCAAACGCGTTACCTGTTTGCCGCTCACCATACGTATTGGGAACTTCTTGGCCGGTTAACTTGTTGCCGTAGGTGGTTACTGTTTGCGCTGGTACTTCGTATGTGCCGGTCTCATCCGAGACTGTATAAGCCGGAATGGTCTTTGTAATCTGCCCAAACTGGTTAATGTCAGTAATGCCAATACTGGCCAAGATAGCGGCCATATCCGCAGCGTTTGCTTGCGCTGATCCTTTACCTTCTCCTGACCATTTACTTGTCAAGTTCTGAGCCAGAATCTGATTGGTCAACGTAGCGGTTGCAGAAGTACCAGTATCTGTAACTGTGTTTCCACCGGAGTCAACGATTGCGCCAGTATTGGTGAGGAACGTGCCGTTCTTCAAATCAGTTGCAGTAGACAGATCAACTGCACGAGTAGTGTCATTACCCGCACCGCCAGTCACTGTGTCGTTACCCGCGCCACCTGCTACCGTGATAGTTTCAGTATTAGTCGCTGTTGTATCGTTACCCGCACCGCCAGTCACCGTGTCAACAGTTTTTGTCGTTGTGGTTACCGGAGTCGTAACCGTAGTATCCGCAACTTGCGTAGTGTCAGGTCTGCTCGCGGCCAAGCGCGTGAGGTAGTCCCAATCGCTATCTTGCTGAGTACCATACGCGGCGTTGGCCGCACTTCTAATCTGAGCATCCGTAAACCCAGCCTTCAACTGAGAGTTGTAGAGATCGGCTAGGCCAGCCTCCGTCATCCCCGCAACGCTTGTGGGGAGTTGCACAGTAGGGGCAGCGGCTTGCGTTGTTAGGGATGCAATACCGGTAGCCGCAGGAGCAGGAGCAGGCGCAGGAGCAGGGCCAAATTGCTTTTCAATAATACTGTTGAACGTCGCAGGGTCAAGGTTATAACTTGAGAGCGTATTGATGAACGTGTTGACGTAGTCATCACTAAACTGAGGATTGTCCTCGTACGTCCAGTTGTATTTATTTTGGATTGCCATGTTAAGGTAACCTTGAAACGTAAGTAACCGTCAGGATAACAGATGGAATTTCAGGCACGTCATTAGGGGCAGTACCAAATCCTGCTTCGTGCTTAAGCACCACGTTTGTATCGTCTGTCAACCACATCAGTTGAAAATATGAACCGGCGTTCATAGGCAAGATAAAGTTCCAAGCCGGTACAGACTCGGCTGACGTACCTTGAATAGAGACCTTAGATGCAGAGTCAGGGATGTTTACACCGTCTACCCGAGGCCAAATCCAAATGTTTGCTGTAGCACCGGAAGTTTTATCCAACTGCGCGGAGAATTGAAAGTTGTACAAACCTTCTTTGTCCACCACGATGCGTGACGTAGGCGTGCCAATACTGACACCGTTGGAGAAGTCGGTTGTATTAAACGTAATAGGGTAGGCCACATTTACACTAGCCGCTGTTTGCGTTGTGTTGTCCTGAAACCCACCACAAGGGAAGTTAATGGACGCAGGGTCTACATCATCAGACGTACTCATCTGCTGAAGAATCTTATCCAACTGATTAAAGTACAAACGAAGCACGTTGTTAAACTGCTCCTGATACCGAGAGTCATACACCAGCGGTGCAAGCGGTAGATTCGGCGCGGCAGCGCGAGACAGTTCGTACTCGGAGATAACGATCATGTGTTACCCCTGCGTCCGTCTTGCCGGATGTCAATACGCGGTGCGCCCAACTGCCATGCAGTTCCAAGGCGATCAGACTCAACCTTAAAGATCAACTGACGACCACGCACCCGAATGTAAACCTGCCCCGTGAATTCTTCAATAGGGGCCGTGGCAATACGCTGGATGCTTGCACTGCTGCTACCTGCGGCGGATTGTGGGTTGTTAAATCCAGAGCCTGAGTTACGCATCGGCAAGAGCGTCATCGTGCACTGGGGAGTTTCTTCTCCCGTGGAGTTACGGAATGTTAAGTCAGGGATGACGCGCCAGACAAAGCCAAAGTTGTGGCCGTCGTCAATGTCAAATTCAGACGAGCCGATAGATGCAGCAATAGCCACTGGAGTGCCAGTCTCGTTGTCGTCATTACCTTGCTCATGGTTGACCAAGTTGTACGAATATGTGGCCGCAAGGGGGTAGTCACGCAGACCAGAGTCTAGCCATGCTGTTCGTGCCATCGTGCCATAGTACCAGATGTCTTCCGCGTAGTTATACACTACATACTTGTCAACCGCAGTGCTATTCGCAGAGCAGTAGAACCACCAGACTTCGTTGAAGCCTTCACTTGTACCGGCAAACACTTGCGCCGCTTGTGATGTGTTAATGTCACTAAAGATGTGCTGACGCAAATCGCAACGAAGCGTTTGCACGCGGCCGTCGTACTTGTAGAATTTGTCCACGCCCATCCAAAACACCATACCCGAAGCGGTTGCAGCGGCGTTTTGAGACTGAATTGAGATGTTATCGCCCAGCAGTTGTGACTGCCAGATAGCCGGAGCGCCCACATATTGCATTGAATAGACGGCGGAGTCTGACCACACCACAATTTCTTGGCGAGTCTGCAAGCACGTAATGAGTTCTGAACCGTGCGAGAACCGGATACTTCCTGCTTGGTTTGTCGCGGCCGGAGTCCAGTCAACTGCAGACTCTTGATCAGACCATCTGATCAGCATGGCGTCTTGCACAGCCGAGCCAAGTTCGTTGCATCCAAACGCAAACACAAATCTGTTAATGTCAGACACAAATGTGAAGTTTTGCACTGTGGGTACGTTAGACGCGCCAGCAAGAGAAGTTAGCGCCACACCCCGCGTAGCAACCCCCGATGTCGCATCCCAGTAATAGATTGCACCGCCACGAGGGGCAAAGATAAGGTCTTCGCCAAAATTGGTCTGACTCCAAAGACGGATTGAAGTAAGCGACGTACCGCCCGTTCCCCATACACCCGCACCCCACGCACCACCACCCCAACCGGTAAGAGGGACAGCAATCGCGGGGCCTACGTTAATTTGATATGCTGCAACTACAGACGCGCCGCCACCGGGAGAGCCTGAAGCATCCATCGCATTAGCAGTGGCGGAAGCGGTAAAGGTGTAAGAATTCGCGCCAATAACCGTGACTTGGTATTCTGCGTTAAGGACAGTAGCCGTGATATTCCCGCCCAACCCCACAGCACCGCTGAACGTTACAAAATCTCCTGTAACGCACCCATGCGCGGTATCGGTAACTGTGATGACTGCGGAGCCGTTTGTGGCTACAAATGGATTGTTATTGATCGTTGACGACGCACGGATTGGTGTGATGTCGTAATACGCGCCGCCTTTTTCAATGTAGAACTTTAAGTTGGTTCCGACCCCAATTAGGTTGAGGCCGCCTAACGTAACCCAGTTCCATAGCGAGCGGCATACCCCAAGGAAGGTAAACGCTGAAATACGTTCCCAACCACCAATCTTTTCGGGGCTGCCAGAGCGAAAACGCACTTTCTCGGACTCATACCAGCCACCTGCCACATTGGTAGCGGCGTTGGGGTTACCCATCGTTTCCGATGCGTAGCGGGTGTTTTCGCGATTTACCCCCGGGCGGAATATGATCTTTTTTAATGCCATTGGTCAGTCCAGTAAAGCGCACTCAGCCGTGCGACGTTTTAGTAGGCCCGGCAAAACCTTGCCGCCACCCCTAGTCCAGAGCATAAGTTGTTCCTTGGCCCCTTCCCAATCTCCGGCGTTGATTTTCCTCTTTAATGTACTTGTTTGCAAGCGCCCGATACCGAGGTTGTAGCAGAAATCTACGATGGCGTTTAATTTTTTAAAGTCACCTTGGGAAGCAAGTACCAGCAGGTTTGGGCATTGCCTGATCGCGCCCGGTGCATAGGTGTGCAGGAGTTCAGCCATCAGGAGTGCCCGTGCCGTGGGCTCGTCCATCGGTGGGTCTTGGAGTGTTACTTTGCGCCCGTCAGTGTAGTACGTGGAACCGTAACCGACTGTTGGAACCCCCGCAGGGCATAAGTATGGTTTAGCCCTGTACCCCTCAAAGCGGCGGCACAGTTCAGCGGCCAGTTCGAGGTTCATAAGTTTACAATCCCTGTTTTTAAGTTTACAGTCCGCGCTGCTTGAGAGTTCTGTCGAGGAACCAGTAGTTAATTGTGCCAGAGACCAAGGCGCAGAAGTCCACAGTCATCATGGTCTTGAACACAACTTCAGGAGAAGCACCGGCTTTGTGCGCTTGATAAGCAAACCACAAATGAATGAACGACCACAAGGCCATGACCCAGTATGTGACAACAGGGCGCACGGAAGCCGACAGCTTGGCAGCAAAACCCCCCGCAGCTTTGACCATTTCGGTTTGTTGATTGATCGCGGCTTGGAACGCATCCATGACTCCCACGTCAATAGCCGCATCACGCTGTGCGCCGATCTCGGCAAGTTTTTGTTGGCCCCGAAGTTGTTCAAGTTCGCACTGGCGGCTAAACATTGCCATCTCATGCTCACGCTCGTTCTTCTTGTCGAAGTACTTCAGGACTTCAGGCGCAAGGCGGAACAGGCCGCCAATCACGCCACCGAATAAGCCGCCAGATAGGATTTCAAACATTGGATTCCTTAATCGTAAACATCAGGTTCTTGTGCGAGGGGTAGTTCACAACCACCTCACCTTCTGGGCATTTGTATTTAATGTGCGCCATCAACGTGGCAACACCCGGCGTTACCTGCGAAGTAGTATCAAGCTTAAACTTGTATCCAAACTTATCCACTGTGTCGCTGGCAGGGCCTGAGAACGTTGCAATGCTCGGTTTGGCTGGATGTACGACCAATTCAGAATCCCGCACCTCTAGTTTGAATGACGTGACTTCACAGTCGTCCCTGATCTTTTGACGAGCCACTACAGCCTTGAACTCGCCGTCGGCAGGTGCATCAGATATTTGGAAGTGCTCTGGTGCCCACTTGAGGATGTCTTTATGGAACACACCAAACTTGTCGGCAAGCGTGTACCCACCACCAACCATAGCAGTTGAGGCAGTTATCGCACCAATAATCTTGGTGTAATACTCAAGTTCCATCTCACCCCCACATCCAAATAATCGTGTACGTGCCCCAAATAACGAAGGCGACAATACAGGCTGCCGCAATAATTGCTTCAGCCCAATCTCTCATCATGCTGGCTCTGGTATTTTCTTCTTGACCTTGGCGGTTATGACTGCTGTCGATGTGTCTCGATCAATTGTCAGGTAGCCTTGGCAAATGATGTTGTAGTCTTGCCCGTTAGCGTCTTTTTCGCTTTTAAC